AATTATAAGACAACTCATACTTTTACTTATAAGAAAAAAGTTAATGCGGCAGGAGCAGAAAAAGTTATAGAAAAAGAAGATACGTTTAATCCAACTCCAGAAATGATGGAGGAAGGTAATTTTGAAAAAGTATCTAAGACCATAGATGTTTGGTATGAAGGTGTAATGGTGATGGGTACTAGTATTCTATTAAAGTGGAAGATGGCCGAAAACATGGCTAGACCTCAATCAGCATCTCAAGAAGTTTATCCTGAGTATGTTGCTTGTGCGCCTAGAATGTATAAAGGTGTATTTGAATCACTAACAAGAAGAATGATTACGTTTGCTGATTTAATTCAAATCACTCATTTAAAGTTACAACAAGTAATTTCTAGGGTTGTACCAGATGGAGTATTTATTGATGCAGATGGATTAAGTGAGGTAGATTTAGGAACAGGTCAAGCTTATAACCCAGAGGATGCACTTAGAATGTTTTTTCAAACAGGTAGTGTTATTGGTAGAAGTTATACTCAAGATGGAGATTATAACCAGGCAAAAGTTCCTATTCAGCAGTTAAATAGTAATTCAGGTCAAGGAAAAATTCAAAGTTTAGTTGGAACATATAATCATTATTTATCAATGATTAGAGATGTAACTGGTCTTAATGAAGCAAGAGATGGATCAACTCCTGATTCTTATTCCTTAGTTGGATTACAAAAGTTAGCTGCGTTAAGTAGTAACACAGCAACAAGACATATATTAGATTCAGGACTTCAAATAACACAAAGGTTATGTACTGCATTATCTAGTAGAATTGCAGATGTTTTAGAATACTCTGAACATAGAGAAGAATTTATAAACCAAATTGGTAAATTTAATGTAGGTATACTAGATGAAATAAGTAAACTATATTTAAGCGATTTTGGAATATTTATAGAAATTGAGCCTGATGAAGAACAGCAAAAAATGCTTGAACAAAATATTCAAATGGCACTTCAAAGAGATTCTATAAACTTAGAAGATGCTATTGATATTAGGGAGATAAGAAACTTAAAGTTAGCTAATCAGGTTTTAAAGTTAAAAAGAAAAGCTAAATCTGATACTGAACAAGAACAGAAGTCTGCTCAAGCTCAACAACAAGCTCAAATAAATCAACAATCTCAACAAGCCGCTGCTCAAGCTAAAATGCAACAATTCCAAATGGAAAATCAAGCTGCTATACAATTAGAGCAAGCTAAGGCTGAATTTTCAGTTCAAAAAATGAGAGGTGAAGCTTCTATAAAAGCTGAGTTAATGAATCTTGAATTTTCATTACAGATGCAATTAAAAGGAGTAGACGTTGAGGTTGCTAAAATGCAACAAGAAGGTTTACAAAAAAGAGAAGGTGAAAGAGAAGGCGCTAAGTCTGAAAGAATATCTCAAGCTAATACAGAACAGTCTAAATTAATAGAACAAAGAAAAAATAATCTACCATCAGTAAGTTTTGAATCTAACGAAGATAGTCTTGATGGTTTTGATCTTGCTGAATTTGAGCCAAGGTAAAAATTAAACGTATGAGAGAATCAGATAAACTTTTAGTTAAAAGCAATAAAAAGATGTGTGATGAGGGCATGAACGCATACGATTCTTTTTTAAAAAAAGGAAACACACCTAGACAAGCAAATAAACATGCAAGTAAAATTTGTAATGAATTGGGTATGAAGGCATCTTTTGGTAAATAGGCTTAAATATATAATTAAATTAGCACTAACTTTGTAAAAAATTAAATCAAATGGAATTTAAAGTAAAAGAAGTAAATCCTGTATCAGAAAAATCTGTTCAGGAAGTAGAAGAAAATCTACTTAAAAAACACGATGAAGAAATTAATGAGGTATCTAATGATGTTGCTGAAACTGCACCTGATTTAGAAGAACCGATAATTGAAGATATCGGCTTGAAAGACGAAGATGTTCTTTCATACATTAAAAATAGATATAATAAAGATATATCATCTATAGATGATTTGTTTGTTGAAAGAGAACAAGCATCAGATTTACCTGAAGATGTATCTAAATATTTAGATTATAAAAAAGACACAGGGCGTGGTTTTGAGGATTTTGTAAAAGTAAATAAAAATTACAATGAATTAAATGACGATCAAGTATTAGCAGAGTACTATTCTTTAACTGAATCTGATTTAGATAGTGAAGACATTCATTATTTAATGGATGAAAAGTTTTCATATGATGAAGAATTAGATGATGAAAAAGAAATAAAGAAAAAGAACATTGCTAAAAAAAGAGAACTTTCGAAAGCGAAAACATATCTTAATGAGTTTAAAGAAAAATACAGAGTTCCTCTTGAGTCAAGTGGGAGTTCTATTTCTGAAGAACAAAGTAAAGAAGTAGAAGCTTATAAGAGTTATATTAAAAAGTCTAAATCCACTTTAGAAGAAAATGAACGAAAAAATGAATATTTCGTTAAGCAAACAAGTGAAGTTTTTAATTCCGAATTCAAAGGTTTTGAGTTCAATGTAGGAGATAAAAAAGTTACATATGCTTATGGAGATGCTCAGGAAATGAAATCTAAGCAAAGTGATTTAAATAATCTTCTTAACCAATACGTTGGTGAAGATGGATTAATTAAGGATGCAAAAGGTTGGCATAGTGCATTAAGTGCCGCAATGAATCCGCAAAAGTTTGCTAATTATTTCTATGAACAAGGGAAGTCTGATGCAATTGGAGATGTTTCGAAAAAAAGTAAAAACATTAACATGAGTCAAAGACAAACTCCTCAGAACATAGGTGATACAGGTTTCAAAGCTCGTAATCTTTCAGATACAAATGGAAAAGGACTAAGAATAAGAAGTAAAAAATAAAAATAATTAACACTAAGTGTTATCTAAAAAACAAAGATTATGGCAGTAGATGCAGTACCAGGTTTTGACTTGCAGCCAAGTTCAGAACAAGTCTTATTACAGACAAATTATATTACTAACTTTGATTTCTTAAATCAGTATCTTCCAGATACTTATGAAAAAGAATTCGAACGTTACGGAAACAGAACAGTAGCATCATTCTTAAGAATGGTCGGTGCTGAGATGCCTTCTAACTCAGATTTAATTAAATGGGCAGAGCAAGGAAGATTACACACGAAGTATACAGATGTTACTTCAGCAGCAGCAGCAGGACAAACAACAGCTACTTTGACAATTGGAGATACTTTAGTACCAGGAGCTGGTTCTATTGCTCTTAGAGTTGGTCAAACAATAATGTTATCTGATAGTTCAATTAACTCGGTTAATAGTAACAAAGGTATTATTACAGCAGTAGATGTAGCAGCAGGAACAGTTGATGTAGCTTATTACGAAGCAGCAGGTCAGACAATGGCAGCAGCAGTAGTATGTTCTTTATTTATCTATGGTTCTGAATTTCAGAAAGGTTCTATCGGAATGCAAGGTCAATTAGAAGCTGATGATTCTATTTTCTCTAATTCACCAATTATCATTAAAGACCGTTACGCAGTATCTGGTTCTGATATGGCACAGATTGGATGGATTGAAGTAACAACTGAAAATGGAGCAACAGGTTTCTTATGGTATATGAAATCAGAGCATGAAACTAGACTTCGTTTTGAAGATTATCTAGAAACAGCTATGGTTGAAGCAGTACCAGCAGAAGGTGGTTCAGGAGCAGCAGCAATTGTTGAAGGTGTAGCAAGTGGTGTAGGTAACAAAGGTTCAGAAGGACTTTTCTATGTAGTTGAAGAAAGAGGAAATGTATGGAGTGGTGGTAACCCAACAACTCTTGCAGATTTTGATGCTATTATTCAAAGACTAGATAAGCAAGGTTCTATTGAAGAGAATGTTCTTTTTGTGAATCGTGAATTCGGATTTGATATTGACGATATGTTAGCCGCTCAAAATGCAGGATATGCAGGTGGTACATCATTTGGTCTTTTTGACAATGACGAAGAAATGGCTTTAAACTTAGGATTCTCAGGATTCCGAAGAGGTTATGACTTTTACAAAACAGACTGGAAATATCTTAACGACCCAACTATGCGTGGTGATATCGTTGGTGGAGCTATTAATGGGGTATTAGTACCTGCAGGTTCTACAACAGTATATGATCAAGTGTTAGGTAAAAACGCTAAGAGACCATTCTTGCACGTTCGTTATAGAGCTTCAGAAACTGAAGACAGACGTTACAAGACTTGGATTACAGGTTCAGCAGGTGGAGCTTCTACTTCTAGCTTAGATGCTATGGAAGTAAACTTCTTATCTGAAAGAGCTTTATGTACTTTAGGTGCTAACAACTTCTTTATCTTTAAATAGATAGAGTAGTTATTTAAATATTAGGGGGGATGTAACCCATTCCCCCTTTTTTATTAAACTTTAATTTAAATCAAATGAAAAAAAAGAAAGAAGCTTTTGTTGACAAGAGCTACAAACTTACCAGAGACAAAGCTCCATTGAGCTACACAATTCCATCAAGGAATACAAAAAGAAGTGCATTATTATATTTTGACGAAGAAACCGGAGTAAATAGGTCTATGCGTTATGCAAAAAATCAAAAAAGTATTTTTGAAGATGAGCAAGATGATAATGTTATTTTAGAACCAATTATTTTTGAAGATGGATTTTTAAGAGTTCAGAAAGAAAATCAAATTTTACAGAAATTTTTAGCTCATCACCCTGCAATTGGTAAAACATTTGTAGAAGTTGATAAAGAAAGAGATGCTAGTGAAGATGTAGAAACGTTAGACTTGGCTTTAGAAGCTCAGATTTTAGCTAGAGAATTAGATGTTGAAATGCTAGAGACTGTTGCTAGAGTTGTAATAGGATTAAGAGTAGACAACTTAACTTCAGCTGAATTAAAGCGTGA